CGATCTATCAGAAAGCAGGAACTTGAAATGAGGAAGCAACAGATAGAAAGTGGGGAATGGGCATAATGAAAGGTATTGATGTATCAACTCACAATGGAAACATTAACTTTACCAGAGTTAAAAATGCAGGTATCCAGTTTGCCATGGTGCGTGCCGGGTATGGTCAGGGACATATTGACGCACAGTTTAAACGCAACATCAAGGGCTTTGCTGATGCTGGCATCGCTGTTGGTGCTTACTGGTTTTTATATTCACTGACACCTGAAGAAGCAAGAAAAGAAGCTGATTACTTTAATGCTGCGCTTGCGCCGTATAAGGATCTGATCAGTTTTCCTGTGGCCTGTGATTTTGAATATGACTCTGAAAACTGGATGAGAAGATGTGGGGTTACACCTTCTAAAAGGCGCAATACAGACATTGTACTGGCCTTTTGTAAGCGCATGGAATCTTTTGGCTGGTATGTGATGAACTATACCAACAAAGATTTTATGTTTTCGCATTTCTATCAGCCTGAACTGACAAGGTTTGATACATGGTATGCAAGGCCGGGATACAGCAAGCCTGATGTGGCTGATGTGGGTATCCTGCAGTACAGTTTTGATGGTTCTGTTGCTGGCATCGCAGGCAGAGTTGATATGAATGAAGCCTACAAAGACTATCCTGAAATCATCAAGGGCAAGAAAACAGCGCAGAAGCCTTCTAACAAGGCCGACAAGCCACATTTAGTGGTAGATGGTGATTGGTCTAGGCTGACCACACTGGCACTGCAGAACAGGCTTAAAACCACTGCAGATGGCATTGTATCTAATCAGCCTGTCAGCAATCAGATATTCCTTCCAAACTGCAATGAATATTCATGGCAGTTTGACAGAAGACCACATGGTGGATCACAGGTCATCAAGGCACTGCAGACACTGATTGGCGCACAGGCTGATGGCTACTGCGGATATCATACAGTGGTCAGGCTGCAGCAGCACCTTAACAAAACCATTGGCGCAGATCTGGGCGTGGATGGTCAGTGTGGGCCGGGAACAGTCAAGGCACTGCAGCAGTGGTTAAACAAGTAAAAGGCAGGTGGTTAAAATGGCGAATAAAACATATCCGATGCATCACCTTGAAATAGCTGGCATCGAAGGCAATATGCAGACCTTTGAAGTGGTCGATGAATCAGCAAGAAAGACCTGCGCTGAAGCGGTCAGTGCCATCTATCAGGTCAGGCGCAAGGTTATGCCTATGACAGGTGATCTAAGAGTGATGACAAGACGCATGGACACAATGCGTGATGATATCGACACGATAAGTGCCAGCAAGCCTGTGCGGATCTTCAAGGTGGTGGAAACCACTGATGAAACAACAGGCGCAGTGAATGGCAGGCACATGACAATAGGTGTGGGCAACATTCCTTATGCGGTAGCTATCGATCTGTTTGAAGAAAATCAGGCTAATCTTGGCACGATCAAGTTTCTGAGGAATTTTGGCACGATCCACAGAAACCAGCTGTATTTGTCAAACACAACACACTGGGTGGCCGGGGAAGATGCAGAAGTCCACTTTTATTTTGACGGCATTGAAAAGGCCAATACTGACATTACAGAAGGCAGCAGCTATACATCAATTATGATCACAAAGAAGCTGACTGCCAACAGATTCTACATCACACAGATTGACAGCACTGGCATTACCTTGTCGATCCTGTCAGATGTCCATGATTTTGATAAGTCCACTATTCCAAACACTGTGAATTTTAATGCTGAATATGACACCACACAGCTGACCATCTACAAGTGCCTTGGCAATGGCGCAACATTTACCATGTCCAGAAATGGCGCATGGCAGGAAAGCACTGAAACAGAAAAGCACTGGCATATTGCAAAGATCCACTGGTAAAGAAAGGGGTGATTAAAATGGCTGATACATTAAATTACAATCGCACAGCATATCTGTTAGGTGAAGCCGGGGAAGATGAAAATGATGAAATCCAGAATGGTTTTAATGGCGATCAGACAGGCTTTGAACTGCGTGCCAGATCTTGGTATCAGCATAATCCTGCATGGGCAAAGGTCTACAGGTTTGATGATGATATGGCGGAAGCTATTGCGGTGCGGATGGAAAAGGCCATTACAAATGGCATGGTGGGCTATGATTCGAACCACAGAAACCAGTTTCTTGACCGGGTAGTGGCTGTTGATTATAACTATGATCGGGTGGACTATGATGGCACTTGTGACTGTTCAAGCCTTGTCTATACTGTGCTGTTTTCTATCACAGGGCTTTACTATGATGGAAAGTCTGAATATCCAGCGATCATGCCTGTATCACCTGTCATGTTTCCGAAGGTCAGACAGTTTGACCATTACATTGAAAGGCAGTGCGTCAATGCAGGTTATAAGGTCACTGTGTTTACTCTGGATACATCAAAGGATGTCGAAACAGCCGGGTATACAAAGATTGATTTTAAAGATGGTGTAAGTAAGTGGTACAAAGAACCGTACTATAACACACCATGGGATTATTATGATTCAGGCGCAGATGATATCAAAGTCAAGGAAAACTTAAAGGTGGTTTATGTTAACCAGCCCAATGGTTATGGATACAATGAATCTTTCCTGACAAGCCTCGCCACTTATAAGATGGTCAATGGTCAGATGGACACTGAGTGGCAGAGGGGTGACATCATCAGGACATTAAGTGTTAGGAAGTCTGATGGTAAGTACACTGGCCATATTGCAGTATGGCTGTAATAATGTGGCTGTAATGTAAGTGTGATAATGGACAGATTAAAGATGATACTGATCATACCTGTTGTGGTGATGCTGATGATCATAGCAGGTATGATGGAAATGGAATGATTAAGGCGCACAGTTATATGTGCGCCTGTTTAAATAGTGCAGTGTTCAGGTATTGAAACAAATGTTAGCAAGGGGTAACAAATGATAACACGCAAACAGTTTTATAAATCAAAGCAGTGGGAAGACTTCAGGAAGGTGATCATTAACCAGCGCACCACAGAAGATGGTTATGTCCACTGCTGCAGATGTGGCAAGCCGATCATCAACAAGTATGACCTGATCATTCATCATAAACAGGAACTGTCTGAAGGAAATGTAAATGATGCAATGGTGGCACTTAATCCTGACAATGTGGAATGCATCTGCTTTGCCTGTCACAACAAGGTACATGACAGGTTTGGTGATAGCAGAGGAAACACGCACAGGCCAGTACAGAAAAAGGTATACATTGTGTATGGTGCGCCAGCTTCTGGTAAGACAAGCTGGGTACAAGCCAATGCATCTGCAGATGATCTTGTAGTGGATATGGACAGCATATGGCAGATGATCAGCATCAATGACAGATATGACAAGCCATCATCACTTAAGCACATTGTGTTTGAAGTCAGGGATAAGTTATATGACATCATCAGGTACAGAAGCGGTAACTGGCATAGTGCCTTTGTCATCACTGGTGGTGCGCTGAAAGGTGACCGGGACAGACTGATGCAAAGACTTGGCGCAGATGATCTGATCTTTATTGATGCCAGCTATGAAGTTTGTATGGCAAGGGTGAAGTGCAAGGGCTTGACTGACAGACAGTTAAAGGACTGGCAGGGGTACATTAAGGATTGGTTTGAAAGATATCAACCTGATTGATGCATAATGCCTGATGTTATCTGATTCAGATAATTTATTCACTGCATATGCAACTGAAGCTGTGGTGATGATATCCCCCCATATGGATTTATTTTATGCATAAGAGGGACTGTAAGGGAGATGACCACATCTCACGCAGAAAGCAATTTTTTGAGATTTTTTGAAACCAAATCATGGCAGATGTGGGCATATCCACATTTTTTGACCTTGATGGCGTTACCTGCAGAAGGGGATAGTAACATTTAGTAACGCAAGAAATCCAGTGTTTATGCGCCTTTGCGATAGTGTACACTGATACGCTACTAGTAACTTATATATTTTTTTTCTATATATTATATATATTATATATATCTATTTAAAAATAAAAAGTATAATGGTTACTTTTTCCTAGTAACACTAGTAACAAAGTGCCGAAAACCCAGTGTTTATGCGTGTTTGAAGGCGTTACTAAGGCGTTACTAACAATGTACACTGATAGTAACACCTGAAAATGCCCTGAAAGGCGCATGGTTACTGGGTTTTAAGGCGTTACTAATCATTTTTCGCTGTTCTACTACATATAGAACAGATTTAACCAAAACAAACAAGTGTTCGAAAAAAAACACTTCAAAAATTGAAATTTTTTGTAGAAAATAGGTGACAAAATGACAAGAAGACAGGAATTAATGCAGATTTTCAAAGATGTGGAAGACACCAAAGGCATCATAAGGCCAATGATAGATGATGTCATCTTTCTGGAATGTCAGCTGGATGACCTGCGCAGGCTGCCTTTTATCCGGGTAAATCCCAATGATCCATCACAGCAGAAGCCTACACCAGCTGCTAAACAGTACAAGGAACTTCTGCAGCAGTACAATAACTGTGTGAAGATCCTGATTTCTGTACTGCGTAAAGACTCACCAGAAGAAGAAAGCCCACTGCGTGCATTCCTGCAGGCAAGAAAGGAACAGTTAAATGATTAATGATGATGTGACCAATGATGCGCCTTCAGTCTGCGATGGATGTGAAAGAAGGGACTACTGGGAATGCTACTTCTGCTGCAGTAAGTGCTTTGAAGACTATGGCGAATGTCCGAATCCATCATGTGATCCGATAGGTGACATATAAGGTGGTGACTGGATGATTAAACATACCAATGGCTTTTTGGAAGAATACCATGCAAAGATAGAATATGGTGACATATTAGCTGGTGCGGAACTGTGGACAGAACTGTCAAGGCTACTGGAAGACATGAAAGATGACAGATACATCTATGATTGCGCTGGTGCTGATCTGCGTATGGATTTCATGGAAAACTGTGTGAAGCTGACTAAATCACCTTTCTATGGTCAGCCTATGAAGTTGATGCTGTGGCAGAAGGCTTTTATATCCGCAGTCTATGGTTTCAAGATGACAGAAGATCTGACTGACAGATTCCGAAGGATACTGCTGTTGATAGCCAGAAAGAACACAAAGTCAGAAACCTGCAGCGGTCTTGCGCTGACAGAACTGATCACTGGCAATGATGGCTCTGATATTGTGTGCAGCAGTAATGATGACAATCAGGCCAACATATTGTATCAGGCCATCGACACAATGCGACTGATGATTGATCCAAAGCAAATGGACACATGGAAGAACCAGCAATGGATCAAGTGCAAGATCAATGGCAGTAAGGTCTTCAAGCTGTCAGACCGTACACGCAACAAAGAAGGCAGAAACATTGATTTTGCCATTGTGGATGAAGTGCATGAAATGAAAGATAATGTGATCATTAAATCCATTGAACAGTCACAGTCACTTAAACCGAATCCAAAGCTGATTCTGATAACCACAGAAGGTTTTGTAAATGGCGGATTCCTTGATGAAGAACTGGTGAAGGCCAGAAAGATCCTGAATGGTGAAGATGACAGCATCAGTGCTGAAAGGTATCTGCCATGGCTGTACACACAGGATTCTGAACAGGAAGTGTGGCAGGATGAAAGATCATGGCAAAAATCAAATCCTACTGTGGGCATTGTCAAAAGGTGGGATTACCTGCGTGAACAGGTGGATGCTGCCAGAAGATCAAAAGCTGACAGAATGTTTACACTGTCAAAGGATTTTAACTTTAAGGTCAGCAACAGTGAAGCATGGCTTGCTGGCGAAATGTTGGATTATTCAAGGGTATACAACATTGATGATTTTAGGGGTAGTATAGCATTGGGTGGTGTGGACTTAGCTGAAACCACAGATATGTGTTCCGCAAAAGTCCTGCTGCTTAAACCTGATGACAACACTAAATACATACATCAAATGTACTGGATACCTGAATCTAAACTGAAAGCCAGTGATGACAAGGAATCTGGTGCGAAATATGAAGATTGGGCAAGACAGGGACTGATCAGGATCATCGAAGGCAATGAAGTTGATGTGTCTGTTGTGGCTGACTGGTTTGCTGAACTGTATAAGGAACACAGGATAAGAACATACAAGGTTGGCTATGATCAGAGATTTGCAAAAGAGTTTCTGAAGCGCATGAATGAATATGGCTTTGACACTGAAATGGTCTACCAAAACAGATATGTGCTGTCAAATCCAATGCGCCTTGTGGAAGCGGATCTGCGTGATCAGGTCATTAACTATAATGATAATCCAATAGATAAGTGGTGTCTGGGTAACACATCAGTACAGGTGTGGGATACCGGGCATATCATGCCCATAAAAATCAAGGGGCAGGCATCACGCAGGATTGATGGCACAATCAGCCTGATCTGCTGTTATGAAATGTTTAGAAGATATCGAACTGATATAATGAATACACTGTGAATGTGGGGTGATAGAAATGGGATGGCTTGACAGATTTTTTAAACGCACGCCAAAGAATGTGGTCTTTGCACCTTCTTTTGATGGTTTTTCACCTATATATTCACAATTTGGCACAAACATATATGCAAGCGATGTTGTCCAGCAGGCACTGAAATGCATTGCGGATGAAATGAAGAAGCTTGCGCCTACACATATCAGGATGATGGGCAATGATCCTGTGCCAGTAAAGGGCAATGTGCAGGATATCCTGAATTCCCCTAACCAGCTGATGACTGCCAGCGAATTCATTGAAAAGACAGTGTATCTTTTGTTAATGAATTACAATGCATTCATCATTCCCACTTACTATACATGGGTGGATGAAAAGAGCGGACAGGAAAGAAGATATTATGATTCACTTTTTCCTATCAATCCAACACAGGTTGATTTCATCGAAGACGCAGGTGGCAGACTGTTTGTAAAGTTTTTCTTCTGGAATGGCGAAAGCACCACAATTCCTTATGATGACGTTATACACATCAAGTATAACTATAGCTTGTCAGATTACATGGGTGGTGACCGCACAGGCCAGCCAGATCATAAAGCACTGCTTGACACCTTAAATCTTAACAAGACCATGCTGAATGGTATTGCTAAAGCCATGAATTCATCTTATCAGGTCAATGCAGTGGTGAAATATAACACCATGCTGGATGATGGCACGATGGAAAAGAATGTGCGTGAACTGGAAAGAAAGCTGCAGGCAGGTGAAAGCGGATTTTTACCGATGGATCTGAAAGGCGAATTCATACCATTCCCCAAAGACATCAAAATGGTGGATGGTGACACGCTGAAATTTATTGATGAAAAGATTCTGCGTAACTGGGGAATACCGCTTGCGATCCTGACCGGGGACTACACCAAAGAACAGTATGAAGCCTTCTATCAGAAGACACTTGAACCTTTGATCACATCGCTGTCACAGGCTTTTACAAAGAAGCTGTTTACAATCCGTGAAAGGGCATTTGGAAATCAGATCAAATTTTATCCTAAAGATCTGATCTTTATGACCATTACACAGAAGATTGAACTTGCTAATCTTCTGTCACCAACTGGTGCGTTATTTGAGAATGAAAAAAGAACCATGTTTGGTCTGATGCCATTGCCGGAACTTGAAGGCAAGCGGTATATGTCTTTGAACTGGGTAGAAGCTGACATGGCTGCACAGTACCAGATGGGTAAGGTTGGTAATGTTCAGATGGATGTTGTGGATGAAAACAAGGATGAAACGATCACAGAAGAAGGTGGTGATGTTTAAATGGCTGATTATATCGTGATAAATGATGATCTGCGTACTATGCAGATTCCTGAAAACATCACGCTTCTGGGCGTTGAATCAGATGATGATGTCAACAGACTGGCATTCCAAATGCCGAAGACCTATAGTGGCTATGACCTTTCAACCTTCACTGCACACATCAATTACATCAATGCCAATGGTGATGGTGATGTGTACATTGTTGATGATCTTACCACTGCAGGCGATACCATGACCTTCAGCTGGTTAGTGGGCAGAAGTGCCTGCGCTTATAAGGGCAATACAAGATTTATTGTCTGCCTGAAGCTGTATGCATCTGATGGTTCTGGTGATGTTCTGCAGGAATTTAACACTACAGTATACAGCCTGCCTGTGCTGGAAGGTCTTGAAACAACAGATGCAGTGGTACAGCAGAATCCTGATATCATTGAACATATCCTGTACATGATCGATCAGGCCGGGGTGATTGATCCTGATGACTACTACACAAAGTCAGAAGTAGATGAGATCATCCCAACAAGACTGCCTAATCCATACGCACTGCGGATCAATGGCGTTGAATATGATGGATCTGCAGAACAGGCTTTGACGATCAGCGCAGACAGTGATGTTATACAGACTGCCACAGGCAAGGTGATACACACAGTAGCTGCAGTGCCACAGGCTATGGCTGGTCTTGAAATCTATGATGCCAATGATGAACAGTTAACAGATGTTGTGGTAGCTGTTACCAACAAGAACCTGTTCCGCATCGATCAGATCGACCATCAGACTGTTATTAAAAACATCACCTACACCAAACTTGATTCTGGTGCTATTAAGTGTGAAGGCATGAGTACCGATGAACTGCCAAATGTAACCTGTGTTATTGATAAGGGTGCATTTGAAGTGGGCAGGACATATACATTGTCATCCGGGAAGGTGGCAGGTTATGTGTATGTCAGGCTTACACTGACATATGCTGATGGCACAGTAGAAACCTTTAAGGCTAAAAATACTTCAGTAACCTTCACGCTGCAGAAGGAAGTGACCGCTGCAGAAGGTGCTGTGGAAATAGCCAACATGATTTATGAAGTGAATGAAGTGGTGTATCCGATGCTGGAAATCGGAACATATGCCACTGCATTTGCTAATAATATTTACAACACATTGCGCTTTAATGGTATTACGATGCCTTCACTGCCTGCAGATATATCAAATCTGTGGGGTAATGATGACCGGGTAGATCACATTACAGCGCAGTACAGGGAAAATGTCATTAAAGCAGGCGTGTATGAATATTTTGGTGAAAATCTGAAAGGAAGTACAGTCAATGGCAGTCTGATTGCTATATCAGATGGCATTGGTACTGTTACATTAGGTGTAGGCTGATGAAAGATTATGAACACAGGTCATATAATTTTGAAATCCGTACAGAACAGACTGATGATGCAGTAGGTGTGGTTACTGGCAGACCTATTGTGTATAACAGTAAGACTGATATTGGATATTTTGATGAGATCATCGAAGCTGGCGCATTAACTGGTGCTGATCTGCATGATGTCAGATTCCTTGTCAATCACGATTTGTCAAAGATTCCGCTGGCAAGGTCAAGGAATAACAATGCTAACAGCACCATGCAGCTGATGCCGGATGATAAAGGCATGACAATCAGGGTGAATCTTGATGTGAATAATAACAGTGATGCCAGAAATCTTTATTCTGCCATTGAACGTGGTGATGTCAGTGGTATGTCATTTATGTTCATGGTTGATGATGAAGAATGGACTGAACTGGAATCAGATCATCCTACAAGACATATCAAAAAGATTTCAAACGTGGTTGAAGTATCTGCAGTCACATTTCCTGCTTATGAAGATACTGAAATCAGTGTTAGAAATAAACAGGCACTGGATAGTGCCAAAGCCACACTGGATAGTGTGAAGCGATCACTGGACAGTGATCTGGAACTGGCAAAAGCCAAATTTGACGCATTACTCAAAGTGAGGTAACCAAAAAATGAAAGATTTCCTTAAAAAGCTGATTAAAGCTAGAAATGAAAGAATTGCACAGATCAGGTCTGCCATTGAAGCATCTACAGATGCCAATGAAGTCAGATCATTAACAGCACAGGCACAGACACTGCAGGAAGAAAGAGATGCTGCACAGGCACAGCTGACTGCTATTGAAGCTGAAGAAGCTAGACAGGCACAGGAACAGGCGCAGACTGGTACAGATGAAAGGTCTGCAGTACCTGCAAATGCACAGCTGCATAATGCACAGGTCAATGGCTCTTTTGTACAGGCCACTGCAGCACAGACCAGATCAGATGTAGATCCTACTGATACCGCAGAGTACAGAAACGCTTTCATGCAGTATGTCCAGCATGGCACTGCCATTCCTGCGGAACTGCGTGCAGGCAATGCCATCAACACTGAAGATACTGCACCTGCTGTTCCGCTGACCATTATGAATCAGGTCATCAACACAGTAAGGGTGCGTTATGGTAACCTGTACAACAAGGTCAGAAAGCTTAACGTGCAGGGCGGTGTACAGTTTCCGATTGGTGCGCTGCGTGCATCATTTAAGTGGATCAATGAATCTACTGTAAGTCCCAGACAGAAACTTGATCCGCTTGCAAAGATCATGTTCAGCTACCATGTGGCAGAGATTAGAATTGCACAGACCTTCCTTGCATCTATTGTTACACTGGATGCCTTTGAAACAAAGATTGCAGAAGTCATTGCAGAAGCATATCTTGAAGCTATGGACTATGCCATTGTCAATGGTTCTGGTGAGGGTATGCCTCTTGGTATCCTGAATGATCCCAGAGTAACCAATACTATCACTATGACTGCAAAAGATATGAGTGACTGGCAGGCGTGGCGTAAGAATTTCTTTGCAAGGCTTCCGCTGGGTTATCGTGACGGTGAGTTTATTTTCCCACTGTCTACTGTGGAATCTTACCTTGAAACCATGGCAGATGCTAACAAGAATCCTATCTTCAGACAGGCCACTGGCCTTGAAGTCAATGATGGCGATGCCAGAAATCCGAATGGCAGATTTTTTGGCAGAGAAGTCAGTCTTGTAGAACCTGATATTATCGCAGACTTTGATTCTGCAGCACAGGGCGATGTGGTCGGTGTTTTCTGGCAGCCGATTGAATACGCCATCAATGAAAATTTTGGTTTTACCATGAGAAGATATTTTGATGAAGAATCAAATGAGTGGGTAGACAAGGCACTTGTTGTGGTCGATGGTAAGACGCTTAATCCGACAGGTTTCTGGAAGATCATTAAAGGTTAAGGTGATCGTATATGCGATATATCACAAGATGTTTCAAAGGTAATGATGGTGGTGGCGGTGGCATCGAAGCCAAAACCATCAACACCACTGCAGATGCATTAGGCAAGCTGTTTTTCATGCTGGGTGGTACTACAAAGATGCTGATTTCAGTTTAAACACTGAAGCCCTTAAAGCCATTTATGAAGTGCTTGGCGGTGAAGCAACTACTGTAGCTGATTTGACTGATATTCCTTCCATCATTGATAAGATTGCGGATGTTGCATCAGGTGGCGGTGGTGGTTCTAGTGATTTTAAAATTGTTAACATGACCATCGTTGATAATAGGGAGACAACAGCAACTTTTGCAACAGCTTATGTGCCTAGTATTTTTACACATGATGGTGTCAGTTATTTGATGCCTATGGTGTTTATCAAAGCAGGTAATGCCACATATCCTGTTATTTTGTACAAGAACCATGCTTTGTTATTTCTTGATGATGCTAATGGTAGACATGGTCCAGCATATTTCAAAGAGAGAATAACATTAAGCGGTGATGTAGAACTTGCTGATGGTGGTACTGAGTATAACTTGATCATCAGTGGCAATTTTACAATGACACTAACTGAAGCTTAAAGAAAGGTGAACTAAAATGATTAATAAAGATAGAATTGTACCTGTCACAGGGATTGATCTGATCAGTTTGTATGGCCTGATCATCAAGATAACTGGTAATCTTCCCGGAGATCTGCAGACCGTAGAAACTGATAGTGTTGATGGCACATTTACCATTAAAAATTCAGATCTTATTAGTGAGCCGTACAGAATCTGCAGTGAGCCTGTGAAGTCTTTTGCCATCACAGATGCAGATGACCTGCCGTCTGAATTTAATATCTACTTTGTACCTGCATATGATTACACTGGCTTTACTGCCGATGGCACTGCACTTACTGTCATGGGTGATGAAGTAGAAGCTGATGGCAAGACACTGTATGTGTTATCCAGATCAGAAAACGAAAATGTAATTGCAAAAGTAGGTTTCTAAAGGCAGGTGACTGATATGGCAGAAGCTTTTGATATGCTGTCAGCTGTTAAAACAGCACTGAATGTTACTGGTACTTATCAGGATGCAGTGTTACAGACATATATTGATGAAGTCAATGAATATCTGAGGTCGGCAGGTGTTCCTGCATCGCTGATTGGCACAAAAGCAACTGCAGGAACAGTCACAAGGGGTGTTGCTGATCTGTGGACATATGGCGCAGGTGATGGCAAATTATCATCATATTTCTATGAGCGTGTGATTCAGCTGTCAGGTGGTGGTTCGAATGGCTAAAGCCTACAGACCATCAGTGCCATATAATGTGCCAATGAAACTGCTGACACCTGCAACAACATCATCATATGGTGCTGGTAAGAAATCTTATCCAGCACCAGAAGATGTTGAAGATATTTTTTATGGATCTTTTCGTACTTTTGGTGGCACTGAAAATGTCAAGGACGGTGTGTATACCATCGTGAATACTGCGGTAGTAGATACATGGTACAGGCCAGACATCACTGCTGACTGTCAGATTTATCTGTGTGAAACAGGCCAGATATATGACATTATCAGTGATCCTGAAGACATCAATTTCTGGCATCAGTATTTACAGTTTAAAGTCAGAAAGATAGGTGGCAAGGCTTAATGGCTAAAATGTCTATCATTTTTGATGGCTTCAAGGACTTGGCATATCAGATTGATAAGTCTGGCGCAGACCTTAAAACAGCAGTCAATGAAGCTTTAACAGAAACAGCAGACTATATACAAGGTCAGGTGACCACAGCTGCAGCACCTTATGCATCAAAAGGCTTAAAAGGCTATGCGACAGGTGCTATGTACAGCGCAATCATTAATGATCGCACTGTTTACTGGAAAGGCAACATTGCTGAAGTTAATGTGGGTTTCCACCTGCCGGGTGGTGGCTGGCATTCCATCTTTGTGATGTATGGCACACCTAGAATGGCAAAGGATACCAGACTATACAATGCCATTAAAGGCAGTAAGACCAGAAGCGAAATAGAAAAGATCCAGCGTGAAATCATGCAGAAGTATATCAAAATAGGTGGTGAATAACATGGTAGATGTAAAACAGCTGTTAATCAGTACATTGTCAGATAACTTCCATCTGCCAGTTTACCTTCAAGGATCACTTTCTAGGGATGATGAATATCCTGCTGCATTTTTCACCTATTGGAACAATGAAACAGTGGATTTTGCCTTTTTCAACAACAACAATTCAGAAGTTATCTGGCTGTTTGACGTTAATTATTATTCTGATGATCCTGACAGTGTGAACAGTGTTCTTTTGCAGGCAAAAAGGCTTTTGAAATCTGTGGGTTTTATCCCTGATGGATCAGGCCATGATGTACTGTCAGACGAACCAACACACACTGGCAGGGGTTTATCATTGCAATTTATTCAGAAAGTGAGGAATTAGCACATGGCAACAAATGATGCTGTTTATGTTGATGAATTCCGGGGTACTGATAATCTGGTGTATGCTGAAATCCTGACTGACAATGATGTCGAAAGCGAAGGCTACACCACAGGTGATGTGCATATCCTTGCACCAGTAGCTGAGATCAGCAAGACTGTAGAAACATCATCTAACACGAAGTACTACGATAATAAGCCTGCGCTGACTATCAATGCTGAAGGTGCTGACACCATCACACTGACTGTACCTGCGCTGCCACTTGCCACACTTGCTGATATCACAGGCAAGACTTATGACAAGACACTTGGCGCATTCATGGATGGTGAGACAAAGCCTAAATACTTTGCCCTTGGCTACAGATTAAGGCTGACAGATGGCACATACAGATATGTATGGCGGTATAAGGGATCATTTGCTATCCCTGATGAGACAAGCCAGACAGAAAACGCTGGCACAGATACCAATAACCAGCAGCTGACCTACACAGGTATCCAGACTATGCATAAATTCACAAAGCCTAATGCAAGCCAGAAGGCACTGGTTGTGGATGAACGTGATGGAAAGGCAGATGTGTCAACCTTCTTTGATCAGGTGACCACTTGCGATACGCTGAAGGCTAAAGGTGCTTAATTAAACATTGTTAACATCTGGAAGTGGAAACAGCACCATCTGCAGGGTGTTTCATGGGTTTTTCGTTTTGTGCAGCTTTTTTCTGGTTGTCGTTTTTCTCTGCGCAAAGTCCTCCTTACCATGATTATCCACTTCCATTTTTTATACTGCAAAAGGGGTAAGTGTTATGATCTTAAATATCTATAAGAACCAGCGTGAAATTGAAAAGACCTATGAAATTGATAACTATGATCTTATGTATGGTACTGTGGAAGATGTGCTGTCAGTCTTTGATGATGTGGAAGATTTAAGTGATAATATGCAGATCTTCAAGGTGATCCAGAAGAACAGGCAGAAGTTGACAGACCTTCTGAAAGATATCTTTCCTGATCTGACAGATGAGGAAGTCCGCAGGATCAAGCTGAAAGAACTGATTCCGCTGTTTATGGATCTGTTTGTATATGTGCAAAGGTCATTTGGTGTTGAAAAAAACTGATAGGTGGCAGTGGTGATAGTGCCACTGCCACTTCTTTATATGAAACTTTTTTTGATCTTGAAGATACCTTGTGTCAGAGATATCCAGCACTGTCACCTTTTGCTGTCAGAAGGGAAAAGATTGGTGAAGTGATACTGCTGGTCATCAGACTGCACAGGAAAGATCTGCGTGAAAAGGGCATACACACTACAGATAAGGTGTGGACTGATAAACAAGGTCATGTGCATATCAGACGAAAAGCGCAGAATGATAACTGGTTTTAAAGGTGGTGATATAGATGGCTGACAATAATGAAAGCACAATGAAATGGAAGGTTGATATATCACAGCTGAAAGCTGCTATGCAGGAAGCTAAAAGGTCTATCAGTCAGGCCAATGCTGAATTTAAAACTGCCACTGCAGGCATGGACAGATGGTCTAAAAGCACAGATGGCCTTGAAGCAAAACTGGCGCAGTTAAACAAGGTACTGCCAGCGCAGAAAAGACAGCTGGAAGTGCTTGAAGCGCAATATGCTGAAACTGTCAAAACGATGGGTGAGAATTCATCTGCAGCTGCGGATCTGAAGCTGAAGATTGAAAATCAGAAAGCCAGCATTGCAAAGACTGAAGCCAGCATTAACAAGTACAATGATCAGCTGGCTGACATGAAAGAAAAGCAGGCTGAATCAGACAGTGCCACAGGAAAGCTGACAAAGACCATTGAAAAGCAGGAAACAGAACTTGGCAAGCTTAAGAAGGCATATGCAAATGCTGTGCTGGAATATGGCGAAAATTCCAAAGAAGCCAAAGCACTTGCTGACCAGATCGAAGACCTGTCAGGCGAACTGAATGACAACAAGAAGAAGCTGAAGGATGCTGAAGATGCTGCTGATCAGTTTGACCGAAGCCTGAAGGACACCACATCAAGTGTGGAAAAAGCTGAAGGTGGTTTTACAGTCCTTAAAGGCGCAATGGCTAACCTTGTGACACAGGGCATCAACCTTGTTATAGACGGCCTGAAGAACCTTGGCAGTTATGCTGCGGATGCTTGGAAAGACTTTGATGAAGGCGCAGATATCATCATTTCAAAGACCGGGGCAACAGGTAAGGTGGCTGAAGACCTGCAGAAGTCCTATAAAAATGTGTCAAAACAGATTGTAGGCAGTTTTGATGAAATGGGTACTGCAATAGGTGAGGTCAACACAAGGTTTGGTTTAACTGGTGGGGATCTGGAAGACCTGTCTGTTAAATTTCTGAAGTTTGCACAATTAAATAACACTGATGTTAATTCATCTATTGATTCTGTGCAGTCAGCCATGGCTGCATGGGGACTTGAAGCCAAAGACGCTGGTACAATGCTTGATCTGCTTAATAAGGCAGGTCAGGATACCGGGGTATCAGTTGATTCACTGGCAGATTCACTGATGAGTAACGCACCAGCACTGCAGGAAATGGGCTTTAATGCATCAGATGCAGCCATGTTCCTTGCTAACTTGGATAAAAATGGTGTTGATACATCATCTACCATGGCAGGCCTTAAAAAGGCACTGGCTAATGCGTCTGCCGAAGGTAAACCGATGAATGAAGCGATGTCTGACATCGAAGAATCCATTAAAGGTGCGAACAGTGAAACAGAAGCCATTCAGAAAGCTATGGAACTGTTTGGAAACAAGGGTGGCCCTGCGATTGCTAAAGCAGTCAGAAGCGGTAAGTTATCCTTTGAAGATCTGGGGACTTCCATGAAGGATTTTGAAGGCAATGTAAATACCACTTTTGAAAACACGCTGGATGGCCCTGATAAGTTTGCACTTGCCATACAGGGTATCAGGTCAGACCTTGCTGATACTGTTGGCGCATTGATGGATAAGTATGCGCCACAGATAGAATCTGCCATTGAAGGGATTTCAAAGGTTGCTGATGGCTTCTTTTCAGCTTTTGAAACTGGCATGGATTTCTTTCTGCAGAATGGTGACACCATCATTGGTATCATCGCAGGTCTTGGCGCAGCAACTGCAGTGTATCTTGGCTATACAACTGCTTTAACTGTCATGACTGAAGGCTGGATGGCACTGTCTGTTGTTCAAAAGATAGTTACTGCAGGTCAGGCTGCCATGAATGCTGTTATGGCAATGAATCCTATTGGACTGGTCATAGCTGCTATTGCAGGTCTTGTTGTGGCTTTTGTGGTCTTGTGGAATAAATCAGAGAAATTCAGAAATTTTTGGATTGGCCTGTGGGATAAAATCAAGGAAGTCATTGAAATTGCTCAAACAAAAATCAATGAATGGATCGAAGCTATCAGATCAAAACTGCAGGATCTGTGGAATAAGGCAGTAGCAGTCAAAGATGGACTGGTCAATGCATGGAATACCATCAGGGCTAAAACAGAAGAACTGAAAAATAAGGTTACTGAATTTTTTGAAAATATCAGGGCTGCTATTGCAAATAAGATTGACAGCGCAAGATCCGCAGTATCTACTGCAGTAGATAAGATCAGAAGCCTGTTATCCTTTGCTGGTCTTAAGAAATCTGTCAGTGATCTGTTTAATGGCATCAAAGATGGTATCACATCACCTATCAACAAGGCAAAGGATCTGGTTGACAGTGCTGTGTCAAAGATTAAATCAATCTTCCCAATTTCCATGGGTAAAATTTTCAGCGGTATCAAACTGCCACACTTTAAGATCAGTGGTGGTCAGATTCCATGGGGTATTGGTGGAAAAGGTACAAAACCATCTGTAGACATTGAATGGTATGCAAGGGGCGGTGTTTTTGATAAGGGTGCTACCATTGCAGGTATTGGTGAGAAAGGCGCAGAAGCTGTTGTGCCGCTTGAAAACAATATCAAGTGGATCAGGAAAGTGGCGCAGGAACTGACAAGGCAGATCAGTGCAGTCAGTGGTAATATGACAAATGTTAAGGCTGTTGCCGGGGTGCATGATATGTCAAGGACACAGAATGTTACCTTTAACCAATATAACACATCACCTGTGGCACTTGACAGGCTGAGTATTTACCGGGATACCAATGACCTGTTATTCAGCGCAAAAGTGAGGCTTAACAATGTATGAATTAATCCTTGAAAATAATGCAGGCGATCAGCTGACCTTTAACCAGAATTCACCTTTCACTATCAGTGAAATAGAAGGTTTAAATCCACCTAAAGCTACCATTAACACCAGCCAGATTGCACTGCTGGATGGCGCAAGGTTTGACAGCAGTAAACTGCAGATGCGTACTATCAATGTAGCCTTTGCAATCGAATATGATGCACCAAAAAACAGGATTGCTGTTTATAAGGTCTTAAAGTCCAAACAGCCTGTGAAGGTATACTATAATGGACAGTACAGGTCAGTGTTCATTGAAGGCTATATATCAGCTATCGATATCACTTACTTTGATATGAAGCAGGTGGTTACTTGTACCATCCTGTGTCCATCACCTTATTTTAAGCAGGCACAGCTGATGGTAACAGAACTGACCAATATTATTAGTGCATTTCACTTCCCATTTGCTTCTACAGAAACGCCACAGATCCTGTTTGGCTACATATCAGGTGATGTGGGAATGTTTGTTAAAAATGGTGGTGATGTGGAAACCGGGCTGATCATTGAACTGTATGCCAGAAAGACTGTCAGCAATCCGAAGGTGTATGACTATATCACTAAAGATTTCATTGGCTTAAACTACACATTACAGCCAGCTGACCTTGTGACTATTGATACAAGACAAGGCCAGAAATCAGTTACACTGTTGCGTGAAGGCGTAACATCAAACCTGTTTAATTATGTCATCAAAGACAGCACATGGCTGCAGTTACCTGCCAATGGCGGTACATATGTGTATGATGTTGGCACAGGCTCTGACACAGCTGATCTGTCAGTAACCATTAACCATTATAATCTGTTTGAAGGTGTGTGATCATATGATGATACCAGTGATTATGGATACAAACTTTCAAAGGCTGGCTGTTATTGATGATTACATATCTTTCATCTGGTCAACAAGGTATTATGATGCCGGGGATTTTGAACTGTGTGTGTCTGCTTCTGCAGACATCACACTTTTCAAGAAGGGCTATTATGTAGTGCGTGACGATGATGAAAACACTGGCATTATTGAGAATCTGAGAATCCAGCGCACTGACAATGGCCATGAAATGCTGATCATCAGTGGCAGATTCCTGCCAGCGATCCTTGAAAGAAGGATCATTGCAAAACAGACCACTATTGACAGCACAATCAGCGCAGGCATCAATAGACTTATCAATGAAAACCTGATCAATCCATCTATCAGCGCAAGAAAGATTCCAAACTTTATTCTTGGCAGTTATGCCATCACAGACAGGATCAATGCACAGTATACCGGGAAGAACCTGCTGGAAACCATTGCAGATATCTGCAAGACATACAGCATAGGTTTTAAAACCATCTTAAACGATCAAAACCAGTTTGTGTTCAGTCTGTACAAAGGCGTTGACCATACATATGATCAGGATACACTGCCTTATGCCATCTTTTCAGACAGGTATGATAATTTATTATCTTCTGAATATGAAGAAAATTACAGGGCAATAGCAACAGCAGTGCTTGTAGCTGGTGAAGGCGAAGGCACTGACAGAAAGACTGCGTGGGTGACTGATGGCAGTACCGGGTTAAATAGATATGAAGTGTTCAAAGACCAGCGAAACATTCAAAGTGACAGTGGACAGATCAGCGATGCTGAATATACAAAATTACTGCAAGAAGAAGGCAAAGAAAGCCTGACCAAATATACTGCAGCTTTTAGTGGCATTGTTTACTTTGATAATGTGGAATTTAAGAAAGATATCAATGTAGGTGATCTGTGCGTCATTGAAAACAGCAGATGGGGTATATACCTTAACACAAGACTGGTGGAAGTTATAGAATCTGTGTCAGAAGCTGGTGTGTATAAAATCGTTCCTACATTTGGTGTATAGAAAGGTGGTTTATCATGGCAATCCAGAGTTATTTTTTTAATGCGGTGCTGTCTGATGGCGTGTATGACAGACTGTATAATGCAGAAGACGTGACATCATATCTTGATCTGCTTGTGGGTAATGGCGTGTTTCCGAATCCGTCAACCAGCCTGCAGGTGCGTGCTAATGAAGGCATTGTGCCGGGTGGCGGTGGCGCAATGGATATCATTGTAGGCGCAGGCGCAGGCTGGATCAATGGTCATAAAATGGTCAACACATCTGACCTTGTTATGACAGTATCTGATTCTGATCTTGTGTTAAACCGGGTAGATGCTGTTATCTTCTATGTGGATCACGATGCCAGAAGCATGGGTATTGATATAAAAGCAGGCACACTGGCTGAAGTGCCTGTATCGCCTGCCATGACCAGAAACAGCAGAAGATATGAAATGTGCCTTGCCACAATCCGTGTGTCAAAGCAGACTGACCAGATCACAGATGCCATGATCACTGACACAAGGGGAAACAGTGCCTTATGTGGTTTTGTGCAGGGATTGCTTCAGCAGATCGATACCACAACACTGTGGCAACAGCAGCAGGCAGAATTTAATGAGTGGATGCAGTCAGTTAAGGATCAGTTTGCTTCTGCAAAATTCTTTAAAAAAGTTGAAGGCATTTATACCACTGAAGCTGCTAATGAACGTGTGTTTAATGTCCAGAAGTATGTACCTACATATTCCTATCTGTATGATATCCTTGATGTTTACATTGATGGCAAGTACATTAATAATAATGAATATGTGCTGGGTAACTACATTGTGACACTTAAGAAACCGATTGCAGAAGCTGGTACTGTGATTACTTTTGTAGTCTATAAAGCCACTGCAGAAACTGAATCAGATTGACCATACCATGATGTGGCATTCATTTTAGTTAACATCACATCATGGTATGATGGGTTTAATGATAAGCGTACCTTTAAAGGTGCGCTTTTTTCTATGCAAAATTCCAATGAATAGTGATTTCATCGTTATCAATCACTATTTTGTTGATCAGCTGTTCTATGATTGTGCGTCTTTCCTGCAGTGTGCCATGGTCAAGGGCATCGCTGAAGGATTCAACCAGATCAATGACTTCTGCATCAGTCATGGTATCGGTGCTTTCCTGCAGGCTTTCAAGCGTGGCCTGCAGTCTGTTGCGCTGGTCTGTCAGTGGCAAGGTTTTGCTGTCAAGGTCATCAATGCTGTACCTGCCTGTGCTGTACAGGTCAAGTAGCCTTGATATCTGACTGTTGATACTGCCGATCTGCTGTCTGATGGCACTGATCTGTCTGCCTGTTTCATCCTGCCTGTGATCCTGTCTGATGGCATCTATATATGATGTGTCAATGGCAAGCTTTCTGATTTCATCAAAGATGATGCCATCAAGGTCATCTATCCTGTAGATTTTATTTTTACAGTTAGGATCTTTAATCATGGTCTTTACTTTTTTGTGCCTGCTGTAGCAGGCATAGTTATAATGCCATCCTGACTTTGCATCACCTGTCTTGTATTTACTGTACTTACTGCCACAGTGGGCGCAGTAGATGAAACCACCTAAATTGGTAGAAATGGCTGAAGTGCCTGTCTTGTAACCACTGCTTTCAAACCTGCGCTGATTGGCATCTAGGATGGCCTGCACCTTGTCATAGGTTTCTTTGTCTATAATGGCAGGATGCAAGCCCTTGATCCATTCATCCTTACATTTGATGTAGCCTAAATAGGTTTTACTACGCAGAATATACCGCATGGTTTTTCTGTCTACTTTTCCATTGTGGAAAGCATAGCCATTTTTCCGCAGTGTTTCTGACACTGTAAACAGTGTTTTCCCGGATGCCACAGCTTCAAAGATGTACTTCACAATCATGCTTTCATAGTCATTGACCACCAACACATCATTTGGCTGATCGTAATCATAACCAAAAGGTGTCCTTGCGCCACCTTTCCACTTCCCTTGTTTTAATCTGGCATACATACCTAACGACATTCTTTCCTTGATGTTTTCCCTTTCAAGCTGGGCAAAGATGGACAGTATGCCGATCATGGCATGACCAAAGGAAGTGGACGTGTCAAATCTTTCTGTCATGGATTCAAAGTCCACATGGTTCTTTAGAAAGATGTCTTCAAGTAAGGTCATGGTATCCTTCTGTGATCTGGATAAGCGGTCAAGCTTATATACACATACCTTGTCAATCCTGCCTGCAGTGATGTCAGATATCATTTCAGACAGTGCTGGCCTGTTCATGTTTCCACCTGAAAATCCTGCATCTGTGTAAACCTTCACTATGGCATAATCGTTGATCCTTGCATAGCTGGTCAGTCTGTCAGTCTGTTCACTGATAGAATAACCTTCTTTTGCCTGTTCCTGTGTGGATACTCTGACATAGATAGCCACTCTTACCTTCTTATTCATTTTTCTATCCTTCTTTTCTGTATTTCCAATAAAAGATCCAGACCATCAATGATGGATGCTATTGTGTCAGCATTCACAGGATGGTCATTTAAAGTGGGATGGCTGCAGGTATGCAGCTTTTGTTTTGTCTGTTCAAAGATATCTTCAATTCTGGTCAGCTGTGCTGGCACACTGACTGTTACAATATTTCCTTTTGCCAATTCATCAGCACTGATCTGCAGTGCATGGCACAGTGATTTCACACTGTTCCATGTGGCATTTTTAATTCCTCTGCGCAGTATGGAATCCACATTTGCATAATTTAAATCATGTGTCAGTACAAAAGCCCTGACACTGCCATATCTGGTTTTGATGTATTCCCTTAATCTGTCTTCTATGCTATCCATGTTGTACCTTCCTTTCTGCCTGTGATGGCTTGATTATATTATGATTTTGCAGAAATATCAATAATTATTTTCGATTATTACAAAATGATTTCAGATTTGTTTTAATTATCTTAAATGATTTTAGAATATGAAAAAATTAGATATTTCATATTGACATTTGCAAAAACTGGTATAAACTTAAAGTGATTTTAGAAAAAGCTAAAATCAATCAAGAAATATTGAAATAAGCAAAAATGAAAGGAAGTGAAAAGATGATGACTGAAAGACGCAAGATGCGATTCCCTAACCTTGAAGCTGAAATGGCAAGACATAACGTGTCAAAAGGCGATTTAGCAAAGCTACTGCACAAGACCAATGGTGTCATCACAAGCAGGATGGATGGCACAAGCGAGTGGGGATTCTGGGAAGTGGTGACTATTAAGCGGTATCTGTCTTATGCAGGCACGCTGGAAGACTTATTTGAATCAGTGGAAGTGGCCTGATGGTTAAAATCAAACACATTTTATCAGATGGCAAGCAGATCAGTGACATCACAGGTCATGTGATCAAAGCTGATGATTTTAAGGTGCTGTATCAGGTCATAAGTGGAATCAAGAAAGAAGGTGATGCTAAATGTCATGTGTGAAACTGTATGAACATCAGATTAAAGCCCTGCAAATGGCAGATGGTCTGGATCATGTAGCCTTCTACCATGATATGTAGCCATTGGCCTTGGCAAAACATACACAGGATCTGAAAAGATGATGCAGCTTGGTGCAATGGTGAATCTGGTTGTCTGCCAGAAGTCAAAAGTTGATGATTGGGTTGAACACTTTAATGAAAACTATGCAGGCAATTGGACTGGTGATGGAATTGTTGTGTTTGATCTTACTGACAGCGCAGATTTGTATTGTTTTATCGAAAGCACAAAGGTTTCTAAAGCACTACAAATACAGCAAGTTGGCATTATCAACTATGATCTGATTTGGCGCAGGAAGGAACTGCTGAAGCTGACTGATTTCACACTGCTACTTGATGAATCATCACTGATCCAGAATGATACATCAAAGCGCAGTAAATTTATCTTAAAGCTGAAACCAAAGAATGTGATCCTGCTATCTGGAACACCTACTGGTGGCAAGTATGAAAGGCTATGGTCACAGATCCATCTGTTGGGATGGCCTATAAGTAAATCATTGTACTGGCAACAGTTTGTGAAGGTTGAATACCTTGACACTGTAGGCAGGTCAATCCCAATAGTAACCGGGTACAAGAATGTAGACAGGTTGAAGCGGAAAATGGCGCAATATGGCTGCCAGTTTTTAAAGACAGAAGAAGTCTTTGATCTTCCATCACAGAACTTCCAAAAGGTATATGTACCTGCTTCAAAGGAATACAGGCAATTCCACAAAGACAAGATCATTGTGATCACTGAACGAAATGTAGAAGGGTTTGATGATGTTGAACTGGTAGGTGATACCACATTGACAAAACTGATGTATGAAAGGTGGTTATGTGGTTTCTACAGTCAGGAAAAGCTGAAAGCCTTCAGTGATCTGCTGGAAAGCACTGATGACAGACTGATTGTCTTCTACAATTTCACTGCAGAACTGGATGCACTAGAAGCCATCTGTGACAGCGCAGGAAGGCCATACAGCCTTGTTAATGGTTCAGTGAAGGATTTGACTGCATATGAAACCAAAGCCGATTCTGTGACATTTCTGCAGTATCAGGCTGGTGCTATGGGATTGAACCTGCAGAAAGCCTGCCGGATGGTATTTTTCACATTGCCACTGTCATCTGAACTGTTCGAACAGGCTAAGAAGCGCATACACAGGATTGGACAGTCAAAGCCATGCTTTTATTACATCTTAATCTGCAAAGGTTCTGTTGAAGAAAAGATACTGGCAACACTGGAAATGAGAAAGGATTTTACTGATGATCTGTTTAAAAAATTTGATTCTTAAAGGTATCACAGGCATCAACATTGTGTCAATGATGCTGATGCTGTGTATGGTTGATTCTGATTCCTATCTGCCACTGATCGTGCTGATGGTCAACATGGTCTGGCTGTTCCTGTTCTTTATGTCCAATATCGATCATGTAGAAAGATTCATTGAAGATTACAAATAGAAAGGAAGGATAAAGATGGTACTTACCACACCTGATGAAAAAGCAATTGCTATGGAAAGGGAAGATCTGCTGAAGCAGTTTGAATCACTGCACAAGCAGATTGAAGCGCAGGACAAAGAACTGCAGATAGCACGCAGTGACATCAATATGCTGAAGGACTGCATTGTGAAGCTGACCATGCAGTATATGGGTATTAACTAATGAAATATGCAAAAGAAAAGGACTTTGAAAAAGATGTCAAAGCATTCTTAAGATCACAGAACTGCTGGGTGCTTAAAACATGGTCAAATGGTGTTCAGCGTGAAGGTGTACCAGATTTGCTGGTGTGCTGTAATGGTTACTTTCTGGGTATTGAATTAAAGAATGATACCGGGCATCCTGTGCCACTGCAGCTGTGGAATGTGGCACAGATCAGAAAAGCAGGTGGTATTGGCATTGTGCTGTATCCTGATGCATTTGGAAGATTTCAGGATATGATATATGCACTGAATACTAACCACAATGTGAAGTTTTGGCATAGCCAGCAAAGCTTATTTGACAGAAATTAGGAAGGAATAGCACATGAACATTTATGAAATCACTGAAGGCTTTCTACTGCTTCAGCAGATGTTTGAAGATCCTGAAGTGGATAGCCAGCTGATTGATGACACGATGGAAAGCCTTGATTATGAATTTGAAGAAAAAGCCGATAATTATGCAAAGATGATCAGAAACATGGAAGGCAACATAGCTACTATTGAAAATGAGCAGGAAAGACTGTCTGCCAAAAAGAACCTGCTGAAGGCAGGCATTAAGAAGTTAAAGACCAGTCTGCAGGATGCCATGGTAGCAACAGGCAAGCGGAAATTTAAAACTGATTTGTTCAGTTTTTCTGTTCAGAAGAATGGTGGCAAAGCACCAGTGGTGCTTGATGTGGATGACACATCTGAACTGCCTGATGAACTGGTCAGGATCAAGGAAGAAGCTGATCTTGATGCCATCAGGGCATTGCTTGAAGCAGAAGGATCTTGTAAGTGGGCGCACCTTGGCGATCGTGGGGAAAGCCTGCGGATTAAGTGAGGAAGTATAAATGGAAAAACGAGGGTATATCAACAGATCAAATAAACACAATGACGTTTCTATCAAGATCACAGATCCTGTGCTGGTGGATAAGATCCATGAAGTGTGCAAGGTGACTAATACCAATGTCAGCAGGTTTGTAGAAAACTGTGTCAGAACATATCTGGAAGAAGAACAGAAGGCAATCTTGAACTGTTTATCTAAAGAAGAACTGATTAATATGATCATTAATGGAAAGGAAGTATAACATGGCAACAATTGTTTTAGTTATTGGTGATTCTGGAACAGGCAAAAGCGCAAGCCTGCGGAACTTCAAAGACAATGAAATCTTGGTGATCAACAGCGCAGGTAAGCCACTGCCCTTTAAGAACCACTTTGAGCAAATCACGCCATCTTTTGACACACTGACCAAAGATGTCCAGAAAGCACTGCAGACCACTGACAAGAAGGTAGTGGTGATCGATGACGCACAGTATATCATGTCATTTCAGTATATGCGCCGAATTAAAGAAAATGGCTGGGATAAGTGGAATGACATACAAGGTGATTTTTTCAATATTATTCAGGAAGCAAAGAACCTGCCATCTGATGTTGTGGTATATTTCCTGTCACATCTGCAGAGGGATGACGCTGGCCATGAAAAGGTTAAGACCATGGGCAAGATGCTTGATGAAAAAATCACCATTGAAGGTCTTTTTACCATCGTGCTTAAGACCAGTGTTAATGATGGTCAGTATTATTTCCTGACACAGAATAGTGGCCTTGATACTGTCAAATCACCTATTGGTATGTTTGATACCTATGCCATTGATAATGACCTGAAGTATGTGGATACAAAGATCAGAAACTACTACGAAATCGGAAACTATGCCAGTGATGCTGAAGTAAAAGTCTTGGATGAAGCTGCTGAAAGACCTGATGTGCAGAAGCCTGAAGCAGATGGCAGAAGGCGCAGAAGAACCAGCGCAGGTGCTGAAGCAGCTGAAAACACTGATAAAACCACCGAAGGCACTGTGAAGCGCAGAAGGAAGAACCGGGATGACAAAGACACGGAAGAAATCAACAAAGAAGCATTTGCTGAAGAAAAGAAAGAAGAAGCAGAATTTTCAGAAACCACCAAAAGACTGTTTGAGAAACACAGACAGCAGTATGCAGAAGCTGATGCCACAGGTGACACAGGCAATGGTGCTGTGACTGAAGAAGCACCAGTAAGGCGCAGACGCAAGGCACGCACAGACGCTGTAGAAGGCGCAGAAACAGCCACTGCAGAAGTGGTGGGTGAAACACCTGCAGACGCACCTAAAAGGCGCAGACGGTCACGCAGGAATGTTCTGGATGGCAATGTCAGTGACTTTGTTGATGCAAGTAGTCTGGATGAAGAACTGCCTTTTAATTAAACAGAAGAAAGCGTGGTGCTGATGGGTAGAGAAATTAAAATTGTATGTGACAGCTGCCAGAAAGATATATATGGTGGCGAATATGTCACATTAAAACCTAAAAAAGTTGTACATGGCAAGCAGACAAACTTCTGCACAATCTGGTTATGCAAAGACTGTTTCAATAAAACAAAGCTTCAAACATTATTGTTTGATTCTATCGAAAAGTGAGGAATGAACAATGGCAATTGATTTTAACAAATGGAATGAACAGTTTGGTGGTGAAGAAGCTGTAAAGGCTTTGAAAGATTCGATGGCAAACAGCAACACAGGTGATTTTGCGGAACTGCCTGATGGCACTTATGTGTGCAAGCTGGAAAAGCTTGAACTTGGTGAATCCAGCAAGCACAAGCCGATGATCAAGGCGATGTTCAGAATCATCGAAGGCCAGCATAAGAAACAGTGCCTGTTTGTCAATCAGGTGTTTGCCCGGTCTGACAATGGCAGTGGCTTTCCTATTCACAAGGGTTTAGAATTCCTGCGAAGTCTGCAGATTTTTGATGATTCTGAAGTGGATTTTGATGGTGACTATGCCAGATTTAATGATCTGCTTCTGGACATGGCCGAAGAAGCTGAAACACTGTCATATGAAGTGCGTAAGTCAAAACAGGGTGAATACACAAGGTTAGATGTCACAGATGTCTTTGAATGATACCTATGATGATTGGACAGCCTGCAGCTTTAATTGCAGGCTGTTCATTGAAAGGTGGTGATGTGAGCCATGCTCAACTTTCTATGATTTTGAAGTCTATAAATATGATTGGCTTGTAGTTATCATCAATCCTTTTGAACAGTCTGTGGTTAAAATCCACAATGACAAAGACAAGCTTGAAGATTACTACAAGGCACATAAAGACCAGATATGGGTAAGCTACAATGGCAGGAATTATGACCAATACATCTTAAAGACCATCCTGCTTGGTGCTGATCCGAAGAACACAAGTGACTGGATTATTAAAGAAGGCAGAAAAGGGTGGCAATACAGTACCTTATTCAACACGATCCAATTATACAATTACGACTGTATGAATCGGTTCAACAGTCTGAAGCAGCTTGAAGGCTTTATGGGCAATGATGTGCAGGAAACCGAAGTGCCTTTTGACATTGACAGGAAACTGACACCAGAAGAAGTGGAAATGACCTTTAAATACTGCCAGCACGATGTGGAACAGGAAATGGCTGTCTTTCTGCAGACCAAAAATGAATTTGATGCCCAGATGGCACTGCTAAAAGCTTTTGATCTTCCGCTGAAGTATATTGGCAAGACACAGGCGCAGCTGGCATCAATCATTCTGGGTGCGGTCAGACAGGATCTGTTTGATGCGTGGGATATCAAAATGCCAGAAACCATGCAGATCAGCAAATATAAGTTTGTGGTGGACTTTTTCATGGATAAGAAAAACCACAATGAAGAAGCTGCGCTTGATTGCATGATCTGCGGTATACCACACGTTATAGCATGGGGTGGTCTGCATGGTGCTATCAATCAATTCCAGTATATCTGCAAGCCTGATGAACTGCTGATCATGGCAGATGTTGATCAGCTTTATCCAACATTAATGATTAGATATCATCTGCTGTCTAGGGCTGTACAGGATTACAGCAAATTTGAACATATTCTGTCTGAATCGTTAAGACTGAAGGCACTGAAGCAAAAGAAAAAGCGTGAACCATACAAGCGGATCTGTAACATCACCTATGGTTCTGAAGGTGATCCAAACAATGCCATGTATGATCCGCTTCACAGGAAGCTGGTTTGTGTGTTTGGACAGGTACTGATGGTGGATCTGCTGGAAAAGATTGAAGGCTTTACAAAGCTGATCCAGTCAAACACAGATGGTGTACTGCTTCTGATCAAGGCAAAAGATTATGAAAAGTTGGATGATGTTGTATACCAGTGGGAACAGCGCACAGGCCTGCATATGTCATTTGATGAGTACAATACCATCATTCAAAAGGATGTTAACAATTACATTGCCATTGATTTTGAAGGTAATGTAAAAAGCAAAGGCGCATATGTGAAGCCATTGAATGAACTTGATAATGATCTGCCAGTGGTCAATAAAGCCCTTGTTGATTTCATGGTGCATGGTGTCCCGGTGGAAAAGACCATTAACAGCTGCAATGAATTGAAATCATTCCAGAAGATTGTGAAGCTGTCACGCAAGTACAAATCAGCGTGGCATAATGACAAAATGTTAAATGGTAAGACCTTCAGGGTATTTGCCAGCCGAAACAGTCACAATGGCTATATTGGCAAACAGAAGGCTGATGGTATGACCATTGAAAAATTTGCAAATGTTCCTGACCATTGTTTCATTGTTAATTCAGATGTAAATGGTGTTAAAGCACCCGATGATTTGGATAAGCAATGGTATATAGCCTTGGCAAAAAAGAGATTGGAACAGTTTGGATTTAAAAAGGAAATGTGACATGGAATATGACTACATTGAATGTGGCGATTGCATGAAGTTGATGCCAACATTACCGAGTAATTGTGTAGATGTGGTGTTTACATCACCACCATATAACAGGAAACGAAATGACAAGTATGATTTTTACAATGACCAGATTGATGATTATTTTAAATTTTTGTGTCATTTCACAGACGAATGTTTACGCATAACTAAACGTCACGTTATTGTGAATGTGCAGAAAAACTTCTATCAGAAAAAAGATGTGTGTAAATATATTGGATATTACGCAGATAAGATTGTAGAAATTATTATCTGGGAAAAATCAAATCCGATGCCAGCAGGCGGTAACAACATTACAAACGCATATGAATTCTTTATTGTGTTAGGTGATACGCCACTGAAAAGTACTGGTACTTACACAAAGAATGTTATTACAACAGCCATCAACAGCAGTATGCCAAAAGAGCATAAAGCAGTGATGAAAAAAGAAGTATGCGAATGGTTTATAAGCAAATTTACACAGGAAAATGACATTGTACTTGATCCTTTTTTAGGAACTGGTACAACAGCGTGTGTCTGTGTAGAACAGAACAGGCACTATATAGGCTATGAAATAAGCGAACAGTATTATGACATGGCCTGTGAAAGATTGGACACTGTTGAAAAAGGAATGAATGATGTATCAATTATTTAAAGGCTATGTGCCTTGCAAAAATAAGAAATGCATAATGCCCTTTAAAGGTAAATCTGCAGATGAACTGCTAAATCTGCGTGAAGCAAAACAACACAGTGAATATGCAGGTATTTTAAATGATAACACTGTGCTGGTGGATGTAGATGACCATGATCAGTCTGAAATCCTAATGCGGATAGTGGAAGATATGCAGTTAGCCTGCCGGGTTTATGAAACGACAAGGGGCAAGCACTTCTTATTCAGGAATGATGACCGGGTGCAGAAGAACTGGATCAAGAATACACTGGCCTGCGGTCTGAAATCAGATGGCAAGCTGGGCTGTAACACGTCCTATTCTGTACTTAAATTCGATGGAAAAGAAAGACACATCATATATGACATCTATCAGGATGAAGAATATGATGCTGTACCAAAGTGGCTGTTACCGATCAGGGCAAAGACAGACTTTCTGACCATGGAAGAAGGTGATGGCAGGAATCAGGCACTGTTTAACTATATCTTAACACTGCAGGCTGCAGGATACAGCAAAGAAGAAGCAAGACAGTGCCTGCAGGTCATTAACAAGTATGTCTTGAAAGTGCCACTGGATGACAAGGAACTGGAAACCATCACCAGAGATGAAGCCTTTCAAAAGCCAGTGTTTTATGATGGCAAGACATTTCTACATGATAAGTTTGGAATGTTCCTGATCAGTGAATACAACATCAAAAAGATAGCAGGTGTACTGCATTACTTCAAGGAAGGTGTGTATGTCCCGGTCAACATCGAAGGACTGATGATCAAGCATCTGCCAAACTTGCGACAGCAACAGCGCAAGGAAGTGCTGTCATGGATGATGGCATACATTGATGGGGATACACCAGTATCATCTGCCAATTACATTGCCTTTAACAATGGCATCTACGATGTACTGACAGATCAGCTGGAAGACTTCAGCAAAGACCGGGTACTGACCAATAAGATCTGCTGGGATTATAAGCCTGATGCCTACTGCAAACTGACAGATGATGTTCTAAACAGGCTGGCCTGTGATGATCAGGAAGTAAGGTTATTGTTGGAAGAACTGATTGGTTATACCTTCTATAGGCGCAATGAACTGCGGAAAGCCTTTATGCTTAAAGGCAAAAGGCACAATGGCAAGTCAACATTCCTTGATATGCTTGCATTCCTGCTAGGGGCAGACAACATCAGCGCACTTGATCTGTCTGATCTGTCACATGAGTACAAGGCTGCTGGCCTGTTTGGAAAGCTTGCGAATCTTGGCGATGACATCGAAGATGAGTATATACCAGCTTCAGGCACGTTCAAGAAGGTGGTGGCAGGTGACAGAATTAATTGCAATGTGAAGTTTGCAGCACCAATTGAATTTAATCCATATTGTAAGCTGATCTTCAGTGGCAACAGTATACCCAGATTAGGACGTGGTAAGGATTCAGAAGCCATCATAGACAGGTTAATCATTGTGCCATTTAATGCCAGTTTTAACAGATCCAAAGAAGGTTTTTCAGCGTTCATCAAGTATGATTTAAGAAGCGCAGAATCCATGGAATATCTGGTGCGCCTTGGCATTGAAGGTTTAAAGCGTGTACTGGCTACCAACAGTTTTACCACCACTTCTGCAATTGACACTGAACTGGCTGAATATGAAGAAGCACTGAATCCGATCAGCACCTTCTTTGATGAAGTGGGTGACAGCCTGTGCAATGAGCCTACAAGGAAGTGCTACAGGCGGTATAACCAGTTTTGCTTTGAAAACGCCATGAAACCTATAAGCCATGTGGAATTCAGCAGGCAGGTGAAGGAACATTTTGGATATGACATCAAAACACTGCGGTATGATGGCAAGCCTACTAAAATCTATGTGAGAAAGGAAGTTAAAGAATGACTACAATCAGTAAAGAAGATATCTACAGGTCTGTAAGTGACCTAATCAGTGATAGTTATGACTGGTTATCATCTAATGCTGAAAAAGCAGAAGCTGTGCAGTACATCCTTGGCATGAATGATTTGGCAAGGTATCTGGTAGAAAATGTGGTGGATGCCAATGAAAAAGATATGGATGGAAGTGACAAGTGACAAGTATGAACTGCCAGTGGCGATTGCAGACAGCGCAGCTGAACTGGCAAAGATGTGCGGTGTTAAGAGCAGTACGGTCAAAACATCTGTGTGTCACTATAACAAACATAGACTGAAGAAGTGCAAGTGGCGATGTGTCCATATTGATGATGATTAAGGAAAGGAAGGATGAAATGATACTGACAAAGGCTGAACTGACAGATATCATTAATCAGGCTGCAGAAGCTGGTGCAATCAAGGCTGTACGCAGATTGAAAAATGAAGGCAGAATAACCTATATCTTCAGCAATAGCTTTAAAAAGACCGAAGAACTGTTATATCTGTATCCTAAACTGCCACCAGACCATCCTGAAAGGAAAAGGATTGATAAGGCACTTGAAAAGATCAAGAATGATGAATACTGTGATGTGATAGCCAGCAGATACTTTGACGGCATGACCATCATGGAAATCAGTGAAATCTATGACTGCAAGTACCAGAACATCAGCAAGAAAAGAAATAAGCTGGTAAAGATCCTTGCATCTGAACTGTTTCCTGAAGATGTTTTAAATGAACTACTTGAAAGGTAAGAAAAATGATTAAAGTTAAAAATATTGATTGGTGGGGGTTTGATCATGCCATCCGGGGTATGCGAAATCCTATGAATTCATGGGATAAATCTGACAGTGGGTGGCATGGTGAATTTTATTATGACACAGGAATGCCTGTCTTCACAGCAGGTCAAAATGACCTTGATCTGATGCGCAGGCTGTACAAAGCAGGTACTGAACACAGAAAGTATTTAAGACAGATCATGGTCAGTATGGATATCATAGCACCTTTATACTGGTGGAAAGAATTTGACACCTACAAAATTGGTACTGTAGCCAACAGCTGCAGTACCATGCATAAGATCCACTGCAAGGAATTCACATTAGATGATTTCTCTCACGAACATCTTCTAGAAGATGAAGCAACAGAATTTATGAAACATTTGGTAAATGGATTGAATTTTTACCGAAAGAAGTTTCTGAAGACAAAGGACAAAGTTTATTGGTGGCAGATCATACAGCTTCTGCCTTCAAGCTATAACCAGCGCAGAACAGTCACAATGAACTATGAAAATATAGTCAGTATGATCAATCAGCGCACAGGTCATAAGCTGGATGAATGGCATGAATTTATTGAAGTGTTGAAGAAACTGCCATATGTGGCTGAAATTATAGGTGAATGATATGGCACAGAAATATATACCATTTATGGAAGTTATCAAAAGATGTCAGCAGATGAAAGATGCACTGCCCTGCATCGAATTTAATTATTCAATCAATCCATATTTAGGTTACTGGTATGCAGAAGAAAGGTTATACATCCTGCATGATTGCATGATGGATGCTTATTATTTTGAAACTGCAAAAAATCCACATGAAGCTATTGAAAAGGTTAATAAAAGATGGGATGAAGCAATTCATGCAGGTGAAATGGTGGTGAATGATGATGAATGATTCAATTAACCTTATCTTTGACGAAGATGGAACAGCAAAAATATACGATTATACTTATGACATCACTATCCATTGTGAGAGTCAGGAAGAACAGGATAAAGTATGGAAGATGCTGAATAGGCGGTGGATTCCATGCAGTGAGAGACTGCCGGAAGAGAATGGACAGTATCTGATCACTGTCAAATATGTACACGTTGACGGATATGATGACATTTATGCTGAACACGGAGAGTGGACTAATGGCAAGTGGGATATGTTTTGTTTCGGACATTGTGGAAAGGTCGAAAACATCATTGCATGGATGCCATTGCCAGAACCGTATGGGGGTGAATGATTATGATGAGTAGATATGAAAATTTAATTAAAAGGGTTAATGACAAAAATCAAAATGGCGCAAGCTATAACGAATGGTTACTTATGTTACTGACTGATATTGCAATGTCACTTGCGGTGATCGCAGATGAAGCAAAGGTGGATAAAAATGACCAAAGCGAAGTATAAGGCTGGCAGACAGATCTGCAGTATAGCAGACTTCAGCAAGACATCTGCAATCTGGTTTAAATGGCATGGAAAAACCACACACAGATCAGTGCTGTTGTCATTGCAATATCGGACACTATTGAACACAATTATTAATGGCTGGTTATATGAAGCTGAATTAATAGAAGGTGAATGATTATGGATAAACAGACAGCAATCAATGCACTGGAAAAGAGATTTCAACAGACGTTTAAGAAGCTTGGATATGATGATTATAACAGCGCAGATGAAAGGACACAGCTGGTGTGTGATGGCATATCAGAAGCCATTGATGTGATAGATACACTTCCATCCGCATCATCAGATGTAAAAACTGGCAAGTGGATTCAGAGTGCTTCACACTATTACTGCAGTGAATGTGGTGAACCTTGCGCCACATATATCATGGAAAATCCCAGAGATAATTTCTGCAAATGGTGTGGTGCTGATATGAGGGTTAAAAAATGACTGAAATCTATGACACAGTAAATCATCCTGCACATTACAGTACCGGGAAATATGAATGTATTGATGTGATGACTGAAGCACTTGGTGCTGACGTTACAGCAGACTTCTGCCTTGGCAATGCTTTTAAATACATCTACAGGTGCATGAAGAAGCATGAAGCACCTACTGAAGATGTGCAGAAGGCTATAGTGTACCTGCAGAAATATCTTGATCTGAAAGGGTGATGTGATGCTAAGCTTGTTTATTGTAGCATTAATAATCAGTATGATCTATTTTTTCATTGCGCTGTATTTCCTGCTGGATGATGACTATTTCATTAAGGCCTGCGCTGGAATATTAGCAGTGGCATATGTGGTGCTGTTCGTGATCTGTTTGGGGGTATTGCTATGATTGATCCACCTTGTTTAAACTGTGAGGAAAGGCATCTGTACTGCCACAGCAGCTGTGAAGGCTATCTGCAGTGGAAGGCTGACAGACAGGCTGAAGAAGATGCCAGAAGGAACAGTGCTGATTATGAATATGCAAAATTTGCCTGCGCCAAACAGGCAGTGAAAGAAAAGATAAAGAAGGTCTACAGCAGACGCACTGACATCTATTAATATCATAAAAATCCACCTAAATTTTTAGGTGGATTTTTTAAATATCGCTTGACAATATCAGTGTACACTGATATAATTATTATAGAAACAAACGATAGCACTTTTGAAAGGGGTACATAAAATGTTAACATTCACAGTAGACGATCTGAACATCAATGATTATCTTAAATATGCAGAAGATCATGTAGGTGAAACACATGATCTGGTATTTCAAACAGCTAGCAAACGTGGTGAAGTCGCTGGTACATACACAATCATCAAGTTTGAAGCTTCTGAGAATCCGCATTTTGGCTACCACTATTGGAAGTATGAAGAAGCAAAGATTCCGCAGGTCGCAGAACTTGGTTACTACTACATCAAGTTTGAAGGTTCAAAGTTTTACAATGGCAAGACCATTAAATGCCCGGTAAGCGCATATGTGCAAAGTGATTATGATGGCAAGCCAGTCAAGTGTTACAAAACCAAAGCTTTATTTATCAACAATGTAAACGCAGACACAAACAAACGTCTGAAAGCATATGAATTTGAAATCATCGATTTCAGGGTAAGAGCTTAAACAGATCACTTCCCTTGATGGTAGGCAGGGTTAGACCATCAGAAAGGATTGAAACGATGATCATTAATGGTACATATGGACGCACAGTGGATGTGATTCTGGACATTTACAGCGAATGTAAGTATACTGCAGTTAAAGAAGGTCGTACAGAAGTCTTTAATAACTGCAAGACAGTGACATTGAAGGGACTGGTTGACTGGTCAATCATTACCGGGGATGATGCACTGGAAGTCGAAACACACACAGATGGTTTTGATATTGATGACTTCCATGAATACCTTGAATTACACTTTGAAGATGGCACAACATCAACCTTCAGAAACTCTTATGTGGATATGTTTGAAGCACGATAACAAACAACACCTTGGCAGTGGCACAGGTTAAACTGCCAGAAAGGATGAATGAAATGACAATCAGAATCAGTGGCAAGGACAAGATGGATGGCAAGTACAATGTGGAATGCAGTGATTGCTTCAAGGTCAAAGACCAGCTGAAGCAGGTAGGTTACATCTGGAATCCAATCAGCAAGGATTGGCTGGTCAGAGTGAACAGCACCACAGAAGCCATGGATAAGGTCGCACAGCTGTTTGAAATGGGTATTGCAGACAGGTCTGCTTTTGAAGATCTGTGGACATGGGCATGGACACATGACAATGATGTAAGAGATCTGATGGATGAAGCATGGCAGACCCGGATTGCAAAGGCACTGCAGATCATTTAAAGAAAGGAAGGTAACTGAAATGAAAGAAAGATTAATGCTCACAATCAATTACAAGAATGGGAACACACTGAAGCAGCTGGTTAACTATCTTCACTTCGAAAATGGCAAGCTTTATTTCACAGTGGATAAACCTATATCTGATGGTTATGTGGTAGACATTCCATTGGAAAACATCGCATCGTTTGACCTTGAAACAGTACAGTGCGATGGCTGGAAGGTGATTTGAATGAAAGACTTCACATTAAATGGTACAGACATCAGATTCTGGTATGAAGAAGGTAGCCTGTGGTGTAAGGTGCTTGACATGGGCGCAGACATCTACTGCTGCGGTAACAGACCGATGCCAACAACAGAAGCTGAAGCACTTGCACTGACACAGATTGCTTGGCTCTGGTGAAAAGATGGTGGATATCTGGTATAATGCCGGGTATCCACCAGAAAGGAAGGTAAACAAATATGACAAAAGAAGTACTGAATAAAATGCCTGAAAAGGTCAGAAAAACCATTGAATACTTAAAGGAAAGCTATCATAATGCGGATGCAAAGACAGTACAGCGCAGTCTTTCACTGGCTTATCTGACTGGCCTGCTTGATGCTGGACTGATCACAGAAAATGAAAAGCGGATCTTATTTATCTACACTACAATTTAGAAAGGACGTGATATCAATGGCTGAATCATCTGCAAAGGTCAGGGCATCGATCAAATACAATGCCACCAATGTGAAGCAGATCAAGCTTAACTTAAACAGGAAGACAGATGCTGACATCATTGAATTTTTGGAAAAAGAAAGCAATGTGCAGGGGCTGATTAAGCAATTAATCAGAGAATATATTGACACACCATATTAAACAGACACTAAACACAAAGACCACCTTTGCAGGTGGTCTTTTTTATTTGTCAAAACACACCAACAACACACTGCCTGCGCCTTTATCGCTTGCATTGGTGGGTATTCTTAAAACACCTTTTGTGTGCCAAAATTAACATGGAAAGGTGGTGTTTTGTTTTATGAAGGATAAAACATATTGGATGAACTGGGCAAAAGCAGCTGGTGTGCGTGCTGTTAAAACATTTGCACAGACCGCTGTGGCCACAATCCCGGTGGCGGTAACTATAAGTGATGTAGAGTGGCTGCACGTTTTAGGGGTAGCTGCGCTGGCTGGTATCCTTTCACTTCTGACAAGTGTTGCTGGCTTGCCTGAAGTGGAAGAAGGTGCGTGACATGGCTGATTGGATGCCTTGGATTTCATCAATACTTGTAGCCTGCATTGGTGGGATTTTTTCTTATTTTGGTGTGGCAAGGACTGCCAAAGCTTCACACGATGAATCAATGATGGAAATCAGGATGGAACAGGAAAAGCAGTCTGTAAAGATCCATGAACAGATCAACAGCATCAAGGAAGATATTGTGCGTCTTGAAGCGAAGCAGGATAAACACAATTCCATCATTGAACGAACCTATAAACTTGAACAGCAGGTCAATGACCTTGAAAGCCGAATAAACCGAACAGATGTGATCTAAATGAATAAAAGTGGAAGGCCATCAAAGTATGAAACCAGTGTTAAGGCAAGGTTTGATGAAATCGCTGATTGGCTGAAAACAGGCGCAACAGACAAGGAAATTGCTGAAAATCTTGGCATTAACAAGTCCACATTCTGTGAGTATAAAAAGAAGTATTCAGAGTTTAACGAACTGATAAAAAGTGGGCGCAAAATGCCTGTTCAAGCCATAAAAGCAGCATTATACAAGCGTGCAACAGGCTTCACTTATTCGGAAAAAAAGACTGTCATTGAATATGAAGAATGGGATGCGGATATTAAAAATGCGCTGGCTGAACTGGGCATGGATGTGTCGAATCTTGACAAGCGCAGGCTGGTGCGTGTTGAGGTATATGAAAAGGCTGCACTGCCAGATCCTGCATCTGCAATGATCCTACTTAAGCACTGGGACAAAGAAAATGAATGGACAAATGATCCTGCTACACTGCGGATCAGAAAGCAGGAACTTGAAATGAGGAAGCAACAGATAGAAAGTGGGGAATGGGCATAATGAAAGGTATTGATGTATCAACTCACAATGGAAACATTAACTTTACCAGAGTTAAAAATGCAGGTA